TACCGTCTTTTTTAAAAGCTCTTTAAACTTTTCATCATCACTGATCTTCATTGTTTTTCATCTCCAAAATGCTTCTTTATCAACATATATATTTCATCTGATTGTTTCAGATAGTGAGAAGCCGCCATTACATACATAGTTTTTGATGAAGGAAAGAAACAAGATAAAAATAAAGATAGTAGTGACAACATAAAAATTTTCATATTGTTTTTAAATCTTCTGTTCTCGAGAGGAATTTCCTCAACATGACAAATAAAGCCTGCAAGCCCAGAAAAAATAATTCCACAAAATCCAAATAAACTTATAAATCTGTCAAAATTTGAAAGCATATTAATGAAATACAAACATAACTCAAAACTCATTTTTTCTCTCCCTTTATCTTCCACTAAATTCTACAGAAATATTATAATCTTGTTTCAATAGCTCTTCTGCTATTTCTTCTACGACGTTATTGTCGCCCCATATCTTATGGGCGCCATACCCAACAGCAAAGAGTAACAATGCACCCAAAGCCAAGAGCAACGGTAACGAATTCATAATCGTTGATAAATTTGATAATCTTTTGTTCATAATATAGTCTCCTAGTTGTTTCCATTGTTTGGCTCCTCTTTTAAGTAAGTTTCATTTTAATTTCAAATTATAAAACCGGAACCGTCACCGGAACCGGAACCGGAACCGTCACCGGAACCGTCACCGTAACCGGAACCGGAACCGTAACCGGAACCGGAACCGTCACCGGAACCGTCACCGTAACCGGAACCGGAACCGTAACCGGAACCGGAACCGTCACCGGAACCGTCACCGTAACCGGAACCGGAACCGTCACCGTAACCGGAACCGGAACCGGAACCGGAACCGGAACCGGAACCGGAACCGGAACCGGAACCGTAACCGTCACCGTCACCGTAACCGTTAGTAACTATATCTTTAAGAGTTTTTACAATTAAGCTTTCCATGGACTTACACCCTTAATTGCTTTCTGAGCAATTTCAGAAACTTCTAGTATTTCTTTTGCATCCAAAACAATAATGATGGGTACTTCTGGTGGAAATTTACAGTTATCTGGCTTTTTTGGTCCTGTGATAGCAAGTTCTGATGTTGATGCAGCCCCATCCCAATACCATAATCTACGTACATCCAATAATTTGACTACATTTCCTTCAATATTTTCTAAAATTCCGGCAAATACGCCAGAGTTAACGCCACGGACTATTACATATTTACCTTTTAATTCAGATCCAATCATTTTATATCTCCTTTCTGTTTTTACATTATCAAACTAACGCAAATTTCTGCTCAGGCACACATTCTTCCAAAGAGTAGTACCCCGCATAAGCATGTTCATTGGTATCATTACTTTCATGAAGGTTCTTGGCATGGAAAAGCCAGTCAATGAGAGATTCAACGGTAGGCTTATCCCTAACAAGCTCTTTGCCAACGGTATAATTATCGGAAAGCACCTGGTCTTCAAGGTTCTTTATGTACTGCAATATATAAATATGTCCTTTATCCATTTTGTTTATCCTTATTTAAATCTTTAATAAAAGAAGCAAAGTCCATTAGAAAAAGACGTACGGACGAAATTAACGTATAAATTAAAAAAGTAATAAAAAGCCAATATAGTTCAAGTTGAAACAATACTCCACTTGCTAAACTAATAATTAAAAATGGAAATGAAAAGAAATCTAAACGAAATATTCTACGGAATGTACTAACGTTTAAAAAATTATCCATTTGAGGCCTCCTTCACGAGTAATTTATTCCAGAAGCGGTCAAGAAAATTAAGCATCTCGTCAAATTGGTTTGGTTGAACGTTCCGGTCAGGAAGGGTGAGCGATATTGTATTTGCATGCCTCGTGAACAATTCGTCCAGTTTTTCGTATAGTTTAAGGCCTTTACTTGATAGCCTTACGTGAAAACACCGACGGTCATTGGGGTCTTGCTGTTGAATTAAATAGTTATGTTTAACCATTTTGTTTAGATTATATGATATATTTGTACCCATATAATACCGTCTGTTTTTAATTTCACCTACGGTAATGTTTTCCTTTCCAATATTATAGATAACAAGGCATTGGACACTATTGATATCACGAATATTCAACCGCATCAATTCATGTCTGATAACATCCATAAAAAGAATATGGAGGTGTTTAAACATACCAACTGCTCTAAAATAACTTTCTTTAACTATCATTTTCATTTACTCCTTATGTATTAAATTAATGTAAGCTCTTTTCATCACAAAAATATGGTATTAATTCTTTATTATGTTCAAATATATAATCAATAGTCAGATATAATAAAGTAACCTTTTCTTTAAGTTGCCTTTTCCCACATGCCAATATAATTTGCGCTATCGCATCTTCAGTTTCCCTTTCAAACATTATCTGGTCCATTTTGTCCGTATCTTCTGTCATTGTTACCTCCCATATCAATTTTTGTTCTAATGATATGAAGATAACATATTTTAAATTATATAGTCAATAATTATTTTTAAACAATTATTATATTGAAAATAATTATGCCGCCCTTTCAACAAGGGTTTGTATGCCCTTTTGGGCTTCCAGGTTTTCCTTCATGACTTGCTCAAGCCTCTTACACATTGTCGCACGGCTTTCCTCAAGAGATTTCTTTTTGGCAAACAACTCAGGTGGAATAACAATATCCTCCGGTTTGCAAAGCTTCAGCTCGGCACGGGAATGGTTAACCAATGCGGTATGGTATTGAACATTCACAAGCATTTCCCTGTTCTTTTGGGAATAACCTTCAAGGGGATATTTTTCGTTCACCTCATCCTCAACATCTCTCAAGATTTGGCCTTTCACCTCGTCGCTTACGGTTTGTCGATGTTCACGGATCATTTTTTCTTGTGAATCAATGATCTCCTGCTTTGAATATTCAATCTTCTTTTCAACGTTCAATATCTCATAACCTATTGTATTTATTTCATATTGTAGTTTGTCTTGCTCTGAAATGTTCCCGATTTGTGATAGTATGTCTTGCACGCCATATGCTCCTTGAAAAATTGATTTAATAACTTCCGGCTTGATAGCCCAATAAAAAAACGCCTTAAACTTGCTGTTAGGCGCATTTCCCATCAAAAATTTGGTGTTTCCTATTGCAGCGCAATACTTCCTGAATGCTTCAAGGCGTCCTCCGAAGAAATCTGTTAAAATCCTGTATAACTTTGATGCGCATGATTTGTACCAAATAGCCTTGTCCTGGGTGTGGCTGTTCCATAGCTCAACCATCTTTTTTGAACTTAACTTCTCTTTCTCCTTCTCAACATCAATGGCCTCTGGGACATCACAAGATAGTGAAGTAATAGTTTGTAATACAGGAGAAGAAGGATGCGCGCGCGCGAGGGGAGGGACAACAGGGACATCACAGGATTGGTCTGAAGGTATGGTTTTTGCCTCTGAAGGGACATCACCGGAGGAGGGGAGGGGGCATTGAAGGGGATTCTTGATGGAAAGGCTATGCAAGAAACTATCTACGGCGTCCCTGTCTATAAAATAATGTGTCTGGTTCGTCTTATGGTTCGTATAGCTCGCGAACATTTTGCCCTTGAACCTGTCCGCTTGCTTCAAAAAATCCCGCTTAGTGCCATGATGGTTAATTAAACGGCTAAATATGGGGTCAAGGATTTTCCGTGACATCCCAAGCTCTTCACCCCAACTGTCTCCTTTCTTATAAAGGGGATGCTTCCTGCAAGGTTGCTTGAACTTGTAAAATCCGTCAGGTTTTTTCCTAAACCAATAAAGAAGCCGAGAAAACGCAATCGCCGTATTGTTGGAACCATAAAAATCCCTGACTGCAAGGTCAAATTTTAGATAGCTGTTTCTTTTGATAGATAACCCCTTCATAGACACTCCTTTGATTTTTAAAGGTTATCTAAGTTATCGATCGCATAATATATATTATTGATAATCAATAACTTAGAGCAATTTTTCATTTTTTTCACAAAAAAAATAAAATATGTTGACACAGGAAAAGAAGAAGAGGTATAAGGGAGGGACAAAAAAGCCCTTTTTAAAGCTTTTATTCAGTCGCTTTAACAAAAGAGGGTTAACTTTTGTTTTTCTTGATAAATTATTAGTCTCCTTCATAGATAACATAATAATTTATTGTTTGTTGACAAAAGGGGGGGTGTAAAATCCCCTCTTTTATTCAGAACAAACCGCGACTGGTTGCCACACCTATACCTATATCTCTATACTTCTTAACCCGTCAATATACTTTTAGCTAAATACTAAAAATATTTTATTCTTTACCATAATTATATGGAAATGCTCATAACTGATACTTTTGCGCATACGCCAAATGCAAAACCATATTCCAACATCTGTAGCATGGACAAAAAAGTTTGGCTAGGGGTAAAATCATGGGGTTGATAACTTTTTTTTAATCAACTATACATATTAATATACTTATAAAATAACTGTTGTTTACGTTTACAAAGGGCATTTTATGGCAAGACCATCAAAAAAAGATTATTTGTTGAGAATTGTGAGGGAAGCTAAGGGGTTATCTAAAGAACAGGTAGCTGTTATAATAGAAGCACCAATGCACAATGTATGGAGATCAGAGGTAGGAAGAATAATATCGGAAAAGATTGTTGTGAAAATTGCCAAAGCCTTAGGAATAGATGCCGAAATTATGTTTTATAATATGGGGAGATTTCCACCAGGTAAAAGAGAATTTATAATTAAAGACCCTTTGTTTTTTAAAGAACTTATTGAGGAAGTATGTAAAGAACCATGGAAACTCACAAAAACAAAAGAATATATGGAAAAGCTAAAAAACAAAATGAAAGATACAGAAGAAAAATCCAAGTCCAACCCTGAGATAAAAAAGATATTATCTCAGATCAAACCATCTGAAGAGGAGATTAAAAATGATTAAGAAAGTAGCAATCATAGCATTATGTAGTTCAACGATAGGGCTATGTATGGAGAAAATAGAGGATGGAAGTAATAACCTGTCTTTATCAAGAAGCAACCCCCCACAACAAAAAACACTATCCCCGGATAAAAAAATAGAGTTTATGAGGAATGGCGCATCTTTATCAAGAAGTATGCCAGCACATCAAAAAATTGAATTCATGCGCAATGGACAACAGGTGATCCGGCAATTATCTGATGAAGAAAACAACCATGATAAAAATGATAAACCTTTTGTGCAATGTGTGCAGAAAGAACAACCCATCATAATATCCCCGTTGAAAGATGATGACAAATTAACCGAAGAAGAATTGGTAGATTATGTTAGTCAGCTTTCGTTAGAGGAACATCAGGCGGTCATCAATGAGGCAATCCAAAAGGAAAAGAATCCTCTTGAAAAAAATATAACAGTTAATTATAATGTAAAAATAAAACAAAAATTGAAAAATGCAAGTCAAATTATCAACTTTGGAAATAAAAATAATAATAAAAATAAGAACTAATAGTTTGTAGTATTGTGTTTAATACATAATGCGTGATAGTGTGATACACGGAGGTGTATCACATGATTAATAAATTATTTGTCTTTATATTAGCATTAGCCATCACAGTAAATGCAAATGCTACTTGTTCCCCTTGGGACCCACGATGCAAGCCAGACACCATTACCGGTGGTTTTTATGGTGGCGCCACCTTGGGCTATACCAATCTGGTAGGCCAGTTGAACCGCACCCTTAATGTTAATACAACCGATAGGGTGAGTAGCCTTGGGGAAAATGGGATTGTATCCGGTGTTTTTGCCGGATATGAAAAGATTATAGATAAATGCCTTTATTTAGCAATGGAAGGCTTTTATCAATATGCCGACATTCTTATTGAAAAAGATGAAAATACCTTTCCAGGTTTCGTCAACTATTTCACTTATATAAAGAATGGACATAAGGGTGGTATTGTCGGGAAAGTTGGTTTCGTCCATTACAATAACATATTTTACCTAAAGACAGGGTTGGCGTTAAGCCGTTTTGTCTTGGGTTTTAAGGATAATAGCGGAAACCATGCTATCACATCAAACGCCTCAAGGGTACAAAAAGGCATTATCCTTGGAGGCGGCATGGATTATTTTATTAACAAAAACTTTGCAATTGGCGTTGAATATGACATAACCTGCTATCCATCCATGAATTTTAAAAGCAATACCGTAGGGAGCTTTTCATTTAAGCCCTATTCCCATACGATTCAAGCGAGGTTCAAATATATCCTTTAAAAATAAAACTTAACCATATAACCTCTTTGCCCTTATTATGATCATGCAAATGACGTTGCTAATAAGTAGAAACTTTGGCCGTACTTGTTTTTTTCCCTTTTGTTATAAACCAGTACGGTCAAAGCCCCTTAATATGCCCTTTAACAATTTCCAGTCCCTCTTGATAGCTCCTACAAAGATGGTATTCAACGCCAACCAACTGACACCATTTCTCAAAAGACTTCTGGCACTCTGTCTGCTTGGCGTTTGGTAGCTTGAACTCAATAAAAAAGCCCTTTTCCTTTCCTAAGAAACAATAATCCGGCACACCTGATATTTTCCCCATGTGTTTTTGCTTTAATTCAAAGGAATAATTGCGCCTTGCAGACGGAAGGAACTCATTAGGTATATGGTACCATATAAATGGTAACTTTCCTTCAAGCGTCATTTGCCTCATCGTATTAGTAAACTCTACGCACATAGCCTGTTCAGGCTTCAAGGTGCTTGTAACAATGCCTTTATAAGGTAGGAGAAGATTAATCAAATCCTTATTCATTGATGCCTTTCTTATAAAGCTCTAATTGTTCTTCCAAAACTTTCAGCTTAAACAACCACTCATATAAAAATTGGCATTTCCCATTAGGGCAAGCTTCCTTCAATTCTACTATTGCAGATGGGTGGGGAGGAGGAAATGGAGGCAATGACTTAAGGAAAAGCCAATTAATGTTACTTTGTTGACTTGTCGTATAAGTCTCGCATCCACTTGTGGATATCATCACGAGACTCAGCAGGACGGGAAGCAATCTTGGCTTGCTTATTTTGGATGGTAACGATCTTCCTTGACTCAATATTCAAATCCTTTATCTGCGTATTAAGGTTTTCATTACTATTTTTAAGCTTGGAATTTTTACCTATAACATAGTAACAAAAAAACATTATCACGGCTGTTACTAATGTGTAAACTTTGATATAACCTTTAGAAAACCATCTTATTATTGTAGGCATTTATCCTTCTTTCATATATAATAAATTTTAGAAAATTTTTCTGTAAGAAAATTTTTGTGTTGACACACACCATTGGGAATGATATTATAAATTTTATAATCAATTATTTTTTTTAGTTGATTATAAGATAAAAAATATTTAAATATATAATTAAAGTAAGGAGATATAAAAATGAGTGAATGTTTTAACGATGTAACGAAGAAACTAATTGAAAATATTAGTGTCAAAACGAAAGAGCTTAAGCAAGTAACGATGAGCCTGGAAAGGATGGGGGTGTTTGCTTCCTGCACGGAGTCACAGAAAAAGCAATACAGCGACATCCTTAAGGAAATTAGCATTTCAAGCCAGGGCTTGGAACAATTCATAAGTATTTCTCATGGTATTTAAAGATGATGTATGGCGTAACAATGTCTGTAGACGGCTCCATGGAATTATTTAACATTAGTGATACCATGGTTGATGGTATTATCAAAGATATTAATTATTATGATGAAAAAGCCATTGTAAGAAAGACAAATAAAGATATATCTATACTGAAAGAAAACGAGGAAACTATTTATTATTACAGAAATGCAGACAGAAAAGAAAAAGTTCTGCAATTTATCAATGTGCACTGACCGTTCTTGCTATGACGGCAATTGTGAGAAGTGCCATAAAATAGACCGGCTGTGTGAGTGGCCTTATGGTTATGAAAACCAAAAGCCAACCATTAAAACAGCAGAGCAGAAAGATAAATTGAATAAATTCATGATCATACAGATTAAGAAAACGAAAGAAATGGGACGTAATTTTTATAAGGAAAGATAAAATGGCAGCAAAGAGTTTAGAAGGCAAAATAGATAAATTATATAAGGAAGCGAATGATTTACAGTCCATAGACGGACAAGGTTCCGTCATCCCAATCAAGAATATCGAAGTCCTTATAACACATATGATCAAAGAACATTATGAGTGGGAGGAAATAAAGACAATTATAGGAATCCTTAAAAAAGGAAAATGGGAAGATTTGGTAAATATCGTAAAAGATACAATAAATTAATAGAGGAGAAGTGAAATGGAAATGCAAAATATAGAAGTTCAAACCGTCCAAAAGCCTGTTTTTATGTTCAAGGGACGAGAAATATCCGTTGGTAAAAGGCTATCACCACTAAAGGCCATTATTTACGGCGACAACGGAATTGGAAAAACAACTTTTGCTGCGTCTGCCAAAAATCCAATCATTGCCGACCTTGAGGGAAACTGTAACCATATTGACGCCCCAAAACAACGCATCACAAGCCTTGATGAATTTGAAGAATTTCTGGGTGCATTGGTTGAACAAGATCATGATTACAAGACGCTCGTTATTGATTCGCTCGATTCATTAGAAATCCTTATATCTGAAAAAATAGCCAATAACCATACATCCCAAGAACTGAGCTATGGAAAGAGTGCGGCTATATGGACGCGCTACATCAAAATTCTTATCACAAGACTTGAAAAATTATCAGAGTTTAAAGGCATGAACGTTTTGTTCACCGCCCATTGGAAAGTTAAAACGGTTAACAATCCCATGACGGAACAATATGACCGTTATGACTTGAGAATCAGTGAAGTCATGCGCACAGGTTTTTGTAATTGGGTACAGTGCATACTTTTGGCCATCAAGGAGGTGATCTTTGAAGAAAAGAATGCAACAGGCTTTGGCAAAAAGAAAGCCAAAAACATAGAACGTAGGGTTTTATATACAAGAGGTGACCCGACGTATTATGGAAAGAACGTTTTTGATCTACCTTCAAAAATTCAGTTGGATTGGGAACAATTTACGAACAATGTTAAAAACTTTTATAGCAAATAAGGAGAATTAGAAAATGTCACTAAATAATTTTATAGTACCTGAAATCGAAGAATACCAGGGAATTCCAGAAGGAGCATACACAGCACAGGTAGACCACATTGAATATATTAATAGCAATTTTGGAAACTACTATATTGTAAATTGGCGTATTCTGCGCCCTTCAGAACTTGAAGGAAAAATACATCAAGAAAAATTCAGCATTGAGCATGAAAATGATCAGGTAAGGCATATTGCCATACAAAACTTTGCTAAACTTTGCGTTGAAATTGGTGGACTTTCAAAAGGAGATAGCCCTAAAGAAGAAAATTTCTTATTTAAGGTAGCTAATATCCTGATCAGAAACAAAAATACGAAAGATGGAAAGGTATATAAAAATGTTGTCAAACGTGAACTTGTTAATAGCGACACACCAAAAGAAACGGCTCAAACCATTCTAAATGATATTGCACCCAACAACCTTCCAAATGACACTTTAAACGACCAGGTTCCTTTTTGATGACGGATTATAAACTCTCTGATTTTGGTAGGCTTGCCCTTGAGTTTGAAGAAGGGGAAAGCGAGAAACCCTATAAAGACTTGGCTGGACATTGGACAATAGGGAAGGGACATAAGCTCCTTCCCCATGAACCACACAAGAACCTGAAGAAGGAGGACATAAACAGGTTATTTGATAAAGATATCGCTGATAGGGAAATGGAGTTAAACAGCGGTGTGGATTTGATATTAAATCAGCATCAATTTGACGCAATATTCATCCTTTGTTTCAATATAGGGGTAAGTAAATTTCTTTCCTCAAATATCTATAAGTTTCTTAAAAAACCGGATATTATATCCGGTTTTCAATCCTGGTATAAATGGAACAAGGTCACTGACCCTGAAACAGGTAAGAAAAAAGTAAGCAAAGGATTGGTGTCCAGAAGGGAAAGAGAAATAAACCTTTTTGCCAATGATTTAAAAAATATTAATGATTACATAAAGTTTGGAGGAGAATTAAATGGAGTTTGATATTAAAAAAGGATAGAAATGATTAACCTCGACAAAATAATTGATGCTGAGCTTCATCATACAAGAAATATCGGGTGTATCGTCAATATTGTTGATGAAGAATATGAAGAAGAAACAGTAGAGCAACTTATTATTTTGCTAAAAGACAATTGATTTTTATGTTATATAACAATTATTATTTAGGAAAGGAGAAAAAATGACAGAAATTTTATCTAACGTATGGTTTTGGATTTATGTATGCACATTAGCAAGCTCAATTATGATCATACTACTATCGTTTCATTACAATGATTTATTTAACCTAAAAAAATCTATGGGAAATTTGGAGCAATCCCTTACGGAGGGAGACGAAAAAATAAATCAAAACTTTGAAAAAATCCATAAAGAACTAAGTTTAATTGAACGGGAGATTAACCAAGCGGTTAATATTTCAAGGGATTTTGTTCATCAAATAGAAAGTTCCGGTAGTATAACTGGTGGTGCATCTACTCCTAAAAATAATTTAACTTTTATAGGTGACGAAAAGTTAATACCAACGCCATTATCTCCCCTCTATGGCTCAAAAAAGACCAAATATAAGAAATATAAAAAATCTTTTAAGCCAATGAACAAAAAATATCAAAAGTTTCTAACTCCTAAAGGAAGAATCAAAAAACATTATCGAGATAATCCTATGGCTCAGAAATGTTACGAAAAGTTTCACGCCCTAAAACAATCTTAAAAATAAATGCAACATAACTGACGGGAGATCATTCCTCTTCTCCTGTCAGTTATGTTGGAAGCTCAAAAAGAATGCCTGGCAAAAAACGCCCTACCAAAATACGTCCACAAATTAGTGGTCAAAAACCTCCTTCCCAAGATATGTACTGGACAAAAGAAATTGAAGAGACCATGAAGCTTGGTTATTCTTACGAGATAGCTTATGCGCTAGTGTCAAAGGAAAAAATTCAAGAGCTTTTTGAGAAGGATATCAAGATCATTGATGGAAGATAAAGCACACACAAATATCAAAACAAATCTGAGTGGGATCCTGTTCTAGCTAACTCAAGACCCCCATTCTCTACTCTATAAATAAGTAGCCAATCTGGCTCAATGTGGCATTCATAATATTTCTTCCATTTGCCAGATAAAATATGTGGCCTATGTTTTTCAGGCAATCGTTTTTCCATTGCTAGTGTATTGATTATTAATTGGATTTTATCCATGCTCTTCCCGCGTTTCCTAGCAACGGCAACGTCTTTCTGGAATTTATTTGAGGGAATAACGTTCAGCAATTAAAAAAACTTCTTATTAAATTCTTCCAATGTGTATTCTTTTACATTCCTTCTTAGCATTAGGTCAAGCATAGCTTCTTGGGTCTCTTCATTTGGTATCTTCACATCAAATGGAAGGCCATGGCTGAAAATAACCTGTTTATAAAACATACCGATAGCTTGGCTACTTGTTAAGCCAAGTTCTTTCAATATCTCTTCCGCATTATGCTTGACTTCTGGCTCAATACGCGCCCTTACTACTTCCGTTTTGTGCATTTTATCCTCCTTTTTGATATATAATGTAGCATTTTTATGCTACATTTCAAGTGGTAATTTGGAAAAGAAATTTTTGCGTCTTTGTGTCGCATTAGACAATTGTATATAAAATGTGATATTTTTCAAATAAAGGCAAACAGGTCTTATAAAAGCGCAAGAATGGCCTACATAGAGTAAAATGAGGGGGAGGTTATCGTGTATTCAGCCATCAAAGTTGCCAATTATTTTCTTATGAAAGCTAAGGAAGATAAAAAAGACATCACCCCCCTTCAGCTTATGAAGCTTGTTTACCTTGCTCATGGATGGATGTTGGGAGTTCATGGGCGCCATCTGATAAGAGAATCAATAGAAGCATGGCAATATGGGCCAGTTATTCCGGAACTCTATCATAAAATAAAGAAGTTTAGAGCGTTGCCTGTTATATATCCTATAGAAGAAACAGATTTGAATTTTGAGAATGACGAAAAAGAATTTCTCGATAAAGTTTACAGAACCTATATAGATTGGACAGGTATGAAGCTATCCGCTCTCACTCATATGAAAGGCAGTCCTTGGGATATAACTTGGGGAAAGAAGGATAGTGATTCCATAATTCCTAATGATATTATTAGGGACTATTATCAAGAGAAATCTAAGAATATCTAATTTATATGGCAAACCATACAAAAGATACATTTCCTGAAATAGCCGTCCCCCAAGATCGGGGGGCTGATCTAGAACAGGAAATGTTTGCAAATGATTATAGACGAAAAGAAAGATTTAAATCTCATTTTGCTCTTATATTAATTTTCTTTCTTTATCTTGCAAGTTCTATAGTTGCCGTCATGGTCTTTTGTTGGGCTTATCATTTCTTCTCACCGAATAACTGGTATTTTTTATCTAACGAAAGAGTTAGTGAAATTCAAAGTATGCTATTCGCTGGGTTAGTATCGCAAGCTATCCCGTATATGAGTTCTTATCTGAAAAAACAAGGTTAACAACGAGTTATATATAAAGAGTTAAAAATTATTATAAACGTTAAAAAATAGATCAAATATTAAATAAATTGTAATAAAACAGAAAGAAATAATAATGAACATTAAAAGAGTAGTAACTTATATAGGACTTTATTTAACTTTTGGGGTTGGTTTTTTTATTTTACAAATGGGATTACTTGCCAACCTACAAAAAGATTGGCAATTTATCCTAGTAACAATTATAATTTTTTTTGGTGGTGTAATTCCATTAATGAATTATTTTAAGGATAAAATTGATAAATATTTGCCTAGAAAGTAAGAAAAATGCTTAAATATCTAAAATTTAAAAATTTTAAAGGTACATTCCTAGAAATACCGTCAATATTATTATTTGTCATGGTATGGATTTTTATTCCATTTTTTATTTGGTCAAAAACTCTCTATCTTTTAAAACCAATATTAAATTATTTTACATCTATTATAGCAATGATAATTGTTTGGCCTTATATTATAAACCCTATATTGGATAGATTTATTGAATGGTTTACTAAAGATTGAATAAATTAAATAATTATGTGACTTGTAATATAGATTCAAAAAATTTTTTAAATATGTTCAATATAATATGTAATGCCTCAAGAAAAGCCATAAGCTCACATAGCATTATCAGGTGCCATGCTGTAATAAAATCTTCCCGCTTTGATAAAAAAAAATTGTAGTATTGAATATAAAAAATATAGATAATGCATTTTCTTTTATTAATGAAACAAACTTATCAATCCTATAAGCTATGCCTTTTTTTTCATTCTTTATTGCCATTAATCATTCCATCCCGAAAATCTTTGCTTAATACGAGGGATGCTTGAGGATATTTTTGAATCTCACCCCATTGTTGTTTTAAAAAACTACTAACCATTCTTGTTAAACGATTGCCTAATATTTCTTTATCTCGTTCCTTTGTCTTTTTAGCTGCTTCAGCATATTTAATTGCGGTATCAACAATTTTTTTATTTGAAGCAATCCAAGACAATCCCCATATCCCAATTGGTTCAATAGCTGCTGTAGGGGTAACACCATGCAAAGCGGTAGAGCCAGCAACCGTCGCAGCCGTATTTCCAAGAACCGTCAATAAATCCTTGATACCATTAATATCCCTTGCGGACAATGTTGTCTTACTTGGATTCCCAAACTCTTTTCCAGCCGTAACAAACCCTTGAGCTATATTGGAAAGTTTTTTCATCCCCGCATATTGGTCTCCTAACAATTCTTTCAATAAAGCTTGTTTCTCAGGAGATTTATTAAATAAATTACTAAGCTTTGAATATGTAATGGTTCCTGAACTATCCATAATATTAGAAACAAGTATTTGTTCAAGCTTGGCGCGTTTCAGGCTAGTAATAATTTCATTTGCCGCTTCTGAATTCCCCATAATCTTCTTTAGTTGCCGTATATTGGGAGCAGATTGCATAAATGTAAAAGCATCTTTTGGAACTTCACCTTTCAGGATAGCGTTAGCCATATCAGTTCTAACTCTTTCCGCTACATTTTCTCTAAAATATTTATTGGCGGCTCCACGCGCTTCTAAAAATTCTTTATTTGAAACAGTCCCAAGGTCTTTTTCAAGGGCACCAATAAAACCGTTTAGTAAATTTTTAAGGCCATCAATATTTCTTTGATAATTTAAACTATCTTTAAGAGCCTGTATTTCTATATTAATATCCTTAGCAGGAATTTCTTTAATAGCATTACCTTTTCCCCAAGCATCTTTGATTTTCTTGATAAGTTCAGGAGAATTTTCAAACTTACTCAAGTCAGGCAACCAACCCCATTCCTTTCCAACTCTAGAAATTTTCTTGGCAACAAAATCCATCTTTTCTGATGGGGAAGCTGCTGAAAGCTCAGGCAAAATTTTATTGGCAAACTCAAAACCATTTATAGGTTTAGCCTTGTCAGTATCCTTAAGAAGAGAATTTCGTTTATCATACAATCTATCCGATTCACTTTTTATGGCAGACTTTTCCGACTGCAAAAAATCCTTAGCATTAATTGAGGCAAGCTCACCGTCAAGCTGTGTAGGGTTAATTTGATCAATTTTATTTTTAACAGCATTAATCATATCCCTGTCAGCGTTCTCTATAACATTATTATATGCTTTAGTGACAAAAAGGGACTTCAAACCAGTATTGGCTAAAAACTTCTGAAACTTTCCACCAAGAGCAACTTCAAAAGGAAGGTCAATCCCCGCTTCCCGTGCTGCTGCGTTTACCTCAAGGTTTGGGTTTGCGCCTAATGATAAGGCTTTAGCGGCACCTTTTTGAAAAGCATTAACTTTTTCAGATGAAGCAGCTTTAGTGGCAGTTCTGTCAGCCTTATTGAGAAGCCTTTCAAGGATATTTTCCGTACCACCAACAATCTTTTGCTTGGCAGCGGAAAGGCCTTTATCTCCGGCAGCCATGCCAGTAAGGGTCGTTAAGAAATCTTCCACGACCCTTCCGGTAGTACCTTCATCAGTTAACCTGTAACCTTTAGTCCCCTCAAGGGCTGCCGCACCAGAACCAGCAATACCAAGATGCTTTCCAATAGCTCCCAATACTTGACCGGTAGTTTTTGCTCCCTTAACAACATTGGAAACCGGAAAAGAAAACTCTCCTGCGGCATTTAAAATCTTCCCTGTTGTGTCTTTAGGCGTTATGTCTTTTCCAGCAGCCTCATTGAAGGCTTCTGAAACGTTTCCTGTGAGATCGGATTTTCTATAGAAATCACGTGCCCTATAAGCACTCTGCGCGGCATCATTGAGAAATTCTTCTGCGTTGGAAGAAATAGCGGAAGCACCTTTTGAGGCAAGCTCGGCTGCGCCTCCAACTGCGTTAAGAACAGGCGCAGCAACATAATTGTTAACAAGATCAGCGCCAACGGCAGGAATAGTAGCAAGACCTCTACCAAACTGTAATGCTCTGTCACCATAACTTAGCTCTTCAGGATTGTTGAATTGAGTATTTTGATTTTGTATAACAGGAATCCCCAATTCTTGCAAAGGAATTGCTTTACGCCTTGCAGGTGTAGATATTGTTGGAATTCCTAATTCACTAAGTGGTGTAGCCATTGTTAAGAAGTTCTTTCCCATCCACCCGCTATTGCAGCATCCAAAAACGATTCATCTATTTGTTGAGATTGGCCTGTTTCTGGGTCAACAACAGTAACAACATTACCAGATAGCTCTTTATTCCCTACAGCTTGCTTATTGCCCATAACATCCGCAGTGCTTCTTTGATAATCTTGAGACAAAGGTTTTCCTTCTTGTTGTTCAAACAATTCCAACCTTCTTTGATTGTTCTCAAGGTCTAGCCTCTTTTCTTCAACCATTTCTCCAAGAGCTTGAGAAAACCCTTCTGCATTCATATCTAAGTTAGGAACAGCTTTAGACCCTATTTTTTCAATAAACATATTTGGCCTTGAAAACCCATTAGCTACATCCAATGTCATTTTATTAATATCTTTTATCAGAACAGTAAGAGCTTTAACTTTTTCAGGATTCAATTTATTTTGTGCTGCTTTAAGCATATTACTGGTAAAACCAGGTTCTTTACTCTCTCTCCATACAGCATCTATAGCAGATTGAAATATATCTGGGTGTTCTTTAACTATTTTATCTATTTTAGGAGCACGAGCTAAAAACTCCCGCGAAGCATCTATTTTCTTACCTAATGTTTCATTTAATTTAATGTCTGATTTTATGGCGTTCTGGTCATTTCTTCTGGCAGTTTCATCAATACGATCTCGTTGAATTTTATATTTTACGGGAGCATTTTCACGCTCAATATCTACCCGATTTTCCAGAACTTCTACTTGCCGCTCTTTCATCTCATTATCAAACGCTTTTTGCGCCCGTTCTTCCTGCAATTTCATTTGATACTCAGGCATTTTCATAGCAAGCTTTTGCTGTAATACTTCATCCCCAGCAAACAGATCACGTACATCAATAACTTGAGCGCCATCTTTTGAGCTAACTGTCATAATGAAAGGGTCTGCTCCATCAATCGTATCAAGTTTATAACTATCGCCTGTTGTACGGTTCCATCCATCAAGAATACTTTGCGCCATTAATCTCTGGCTTTGCGGATCAAGCTTGTCAACGTTTTCAGCATAAGCAAGAACCTGTGGCATGTACTTCTGTTGCGCAAAGTCACGCTTTTGGTGCCATTCTTTCATTTCCATAGCCTGAGCGTTAACCTTGCGAAGATAGTCCATGACCCGATCATACTTAGAAAGGGCTTCCTGTTTTTTTTCTGTACTCTTGGTCTTTGCTCCGTAAGTAGCGCCTTCCATAAGACCAGTAAACAACGCCGCAGCTCCTTCTGGCTTGTCACCAGCTATTTTGCTTAAATTCGTGAATAATTCAGCGTCGTCATCATGCTCATTACGAATATTTATTGCATTGTTTAAATCCTGCTGTGCAATATTCACACCCGTATTTAAAGGATCGCCCAATGAGTTATTTCTAGGGGAAACTTTTATGCGAGCGGATAACGCATCGTCAAACCTGTTTCTTTTAATTCCTTTATTTCCCAACATGTTTTTAGCCATTTAACTAACCTTTAAAATATTCTTTTTCCAATGCGTCCAGCCATAGAATTTGGTGAAGCCGTCAACATAGCACCTCCAAAATTCCCTAATCCTCTTATTGCTAAATCCGTAAAGCTTGGTGGTCTCGCATTATATGCGGCAAGTTGCCTATCATAAGCGGCATTTCTTGCATTTACATCAGCTGTATAACGATTCAAAGAATCAGTGCTTTGCATTCGGAAAGTATCATTAGCAAGCTGGTCAACATTTGAGCTTAGAGATTTGTTCAAATCGTTCCCTATAATCCCCGATCCAATATTAAGCATATTCATATTTTCTTGAATTGCTCTTTGCCTTTTTCTTTCAATATCCTCAACTTGCTCTCTTCTAAGTTGATATTCTGTATTAGCAGCCGCGAGCCGCGCATTACGGCCTGTTTCGTTCAATCCATAAGCCTGAGCATTCCTTTGCAAACGTGTATTTGCCAGATTTTCGCCGTACTCCTGCGCCCTGATATCAGATTCTTGCCGGTATAAGTTTTCATTCCTTTGCGCAAAAGCCCTGGCTTCCTGTCCAGCATAACTATTTGATAATCCCTTGCGGCCTAAATTCTCTTCCATAGCCCTGTTTTGCCTCATGAACATGTCATCATCACGGGCGGTTTGCATGTCCCTGAACGCTTGAACATCTTGGCGAAGGTTCCCAAGGTTGGCTACTTGTTCCAAGTCAGCTAACCTTTCATCATTTATATCTGAAAATATGTCAATTATAGGCTGAAAGCTGACAACACTTTCAAGATCGAATTGAGAGAGATCAATAATATTTTTTATTGTATTATCAACCATTTGACCAGCTATTTGAATTCTTCTCTCTTCTTCCGGCGTTCCTGGCAAACGTTTTTTAACACGTCTTTTTTTTCCGTCTGGGCCAGTAACAGTAATCATTTGGACATTACTGATCTCGTCAAAAAAATCCATAATTTCCGGTGGGGGGGGAGGGGCTACATATTGAGGGGGGGGAGGAGAACTTTTGCTTCTTAAAAATCCCATAGCTAATCCTCCAAGTATTTAACGTAATATCTATTGCCAAACATATTGCATACATAATTTATATCAAATTTTTTCATGTAATCTAAGAAATTAATAACAATTTTATTGTCAGAATAAAGAAACATTCTCTTATAACCAAGTTGGTAAGGCAACTTAAATGAATTTATTATTATATTTTTTGTCAGTTTATACTTTTCATACATGAAAATTGCATAATTGCATGATAGGCTGTCGAGAAAAGGTGAAATGCTTATAAACCCAATTGGTTGTTCACCTTTGATAATCTCAAAATAAGTATCATCCCTATGATAGAAAGATGGGAAATGTTTCCTTATTTCATACTTATTAATTCCTTCAAATGTAATCATTGCGTTCCAAGCCCAGATACATTTAATGAAAGGGCATCCTGCAACGTACCAGATGCACTATAAGTATGGAAAGAAAACGAATTAGTCAACTTAGAGGTTAAATTAACTATAGAAAGTGGAAAACCTGTACTAGAAAGAGTAATATTAACACAATAATTAATTGTCGAAAATGGAACTATATAATTAACAGTGTATTGTCCAACGCTATTTCTAGTTACAGAAACCACATTATAACCAACAAGAGGCGGATTTGTTCCAATAAGGGTTCCATCAAATACACACCAAAATTTGACCGCACTTGGATGATGTTGCTGGACTGAAGGATTAGTATAAACTGTCGTAGAATTTGCCGCTATTTGATCAGCTTTTACAGCGGCAACCGTTAGGACACCAGGGGCTATTTTACCCAATGTAACAGATTGGTCTATTAATTCACCAGTGCCAACAGATAAAAGCCCTTGCTGGGCTTGAGTTATGCTCTTATTAACTATTTTACTCCCAGGTAACGTATTGTCAGGTATATTCAATTTTGCATAAGTAATTGAGCCATCAGCGATATTCAATTTTTCATAAGTTATAGAACCATCAGGAACATTGATCACTGCATAAGGAATATCCCCTGCTTGAAAATCCATCTTCGAATAAGGAATGCTGGCATTAGGTATTTTATCAGGCGTAACGACGCCATTATCTAATTGATTTGTCCCAATTGATAAGGGGGTTATTTTAGCCCCGGAGATTGCGCCATCGTCTATGTTGGCGTTTGTTACGTTCACAAACGAAAGGGTTGGGGTTTCAGCTCCATCAGTTGTTAAAAACTTTCCAGCATTTAAAGGGTTGTCACTGCCCGTTATTATTCCAGCTTCAACAGCTTCAATTTTTTGGTCAAGCTCATTGTCCCTATCTACACAACTATTAAACTCACCATCTAATTGCTCATCGGTAATTGGTTTTTTAAGGACCCTGGTAATAATATTAAACCTGTTATCATTAGGCAGCGGCTCATTATCATAAGGTATAGGGGGCCTTTTAAAATTACTTAATGGCATGAAACGTGTTACCTTTCAGAAATCCCAAACAAACGGAGTTGCTTAAATGATATCGGGCCATCAACCGCTTGGCCGATAATGCTTACAAAAAAGTTCAATCCTATAAAATGAAGCCTGTCTTTATGAAACGCATAAGGCGTATCAAGAGAAAGGCCTTTTATATTATCCGTTGATAAATTTACGGAACCTAAAACATCCCCTTTAAAGTCAAATGTATAAGTATTTTGTAATGAAAAAGTTTTACTTAAATCACCACTAATATATATGTTAACATAATTTCTTTTATCAGAAAATACGCTAGATGAATAATCGAACTGTATTTCATACCTTTTATTGCACCATCTTTTTTTATTATTAACAGGCCAGGTAATTGCAAAATCTATAGGGTCATTTCCGTCATTATCGCCATAAATAATTTCTGAATTAACTCCGTCGGCATATTGGAAGATTTTTCCATCAATAAACAGGAAAAGGGATGACCCAGAGTCACTTACAAAATCAAATGCTTTGGTAAAATGACCTGAAAAAACACTCCATCCATAAAGTTGGGTTTCATATTTGGAGACAAGGACATCGTTAAAACCAATCTTGAACCCGGCAAAAGTCCCAGAACTATATTTAAACGACCGGCATGCGCGATAGGCTAAGTTTGATGCTGAAATATCCTTGAGGTGCTGACGAATTAACGGGTCGATTGCATTAAAAGATGTAGCCGCCATCTGCTTGGCAATATTAAGGGTGCTAAATGATACGTTACCTGTAGGGCTAATGAATGATATATCGTTTGGCAATTCAATAAGCAGATCGCCGTGGGCTATCCCTTCAGGAAGCGTCGCCACATGGAAAAGTGAAGTAGGCAATTGCGAAGTTGTCGGGTCATCTCCTTGCCATACCTGGGATTTATGCCGTCCCATAAAAACCATGTTACTTCCGTAAACGGCTATAGCTTCAAGGTTGTCAGATGTTCCATGTTTCCCAGAAATATCCGTGCTTGGAACTGTTTTCGTAACTTCGGAGATAAACCTAAAACCATTTATATCGGTGCTTTTTGTATAAGTCGCATAAAAGCGCAATGCGTCAAATGGAATACGGTACTCAATTCCAGCGGCTCCAGGCCCAAGCGCAAATAGCCTATCCTTCGCGGCTTTCAAGAAACTAAAGGGAGGAGGGGAATCTTGGTAAAACAATTCTACCCTTGCCTGTGCGCCAAACTCCGGTAAGTTTTCTTGTGTCGTAATAGTTATAACATTTCCAACAATTCCAATATTTGAAACCGTTAATGTAGAAGTTACCCCATCAACTTTAATATTTATTAAATTCCCATTAAAGTACTTACCTATAATAAATTGATTATTTGAAATAAAAGAGAAATGTGTATTATCAATTCTGTTAAATGTATTTGCAAATTCTTTAACGAATTCCGTATATACTTTTAGTGTAGTTCCGTCCCACGTCATTATTTTATCAACGCCATTACAAATAAAATATATGGAATCGATAAATTCACCTCGGGGAATACAGGCAACAGCTAAATCTTCTATCCGCTGCCCGTCAACCAGGGTGCCCGTAGCAATATCGTAAACATCAAGGACGCCAGACGCATAAGACAAGGAAACAATGGGATAACCCTCTGCGGGAACGGGGCCTGGAAATGAATTGCCCTCAACCTCTATCTCAATGCCGTCTTCAACTTCAGTGACATTTTGGATAAAATAATAAGATGGGGGGTAAGCGATACCGTCAAAGTCATATTGTAACAGTAAATAGGAATCTTTAACAAAAACATCCGTATTTCCACCTTCTATTGTTATCTTATTTACATCTGAAATTATTTTGCTTGTTGCGCCAACATATGTTTTAAACTGCTGCCCATACCTTATAATTTGCCTATTGCCATTTGTGTTTTGGAATGGAAATGCCCTGATAATTCTATAAGTCAGGTCTTCGTCTTCAAAAATCAGCTTATCACCATACCTGACCGTACCTTTTCCTAAGGGGGTAGGAAGGATATTAAGCAGATAGTAGGAAAATTTGGTTGGCAATATCTGTTCAGAAATATTCTGGTTCATCCCCGCTATAGGAGGGATAAGAAGAATCTTGTCGTAATCAGCTTCTTTAAACATTTATCAAACATTACTAAAGGTGGATACAATGTCACCCGTTTTATGAAACAGATAACCGTAAAGGTCTTGTTTCCCTTTCTCCCACTTTGCTAATTGGTTAGTAACTTTTTCAGGATTTTTAAATCCGCCTTCATCCTGGAAAAGGTAATATAAAGCCCCTTCACGCAATACATAATGGAATGAAGGAGGATAGGGAATATCATCTTCAGGCGTATTTTCAGCCAAATCAGTATTTTCCGGCGTATACCAGATATCCAAATCATAAGTTATATCTTTCATGATAGGATAAATGCTTAACTTTTTAAGCCGGAATGTAAAAATACAAGGCGAACCAGGACTGATGCTTTGTTTCGTATAATCTACGAATTCCATTCGTCTTTTTTGCGTTAAAGGTTTTATGTACCCATCAACGTAAACTGTATTAACAGATAATGGCCTATTAGAAAGGTCAACATCGCCTATGTTAGCGGTTGTTGTTTTTTCTTCACTAATCAGTAAATCTTCATTTAAGGCAGCCGTATAATTGTAAAGCTCATAATGCGCTTGGTTGATATATTGCAAATATATAGCTTTATCGCTATCGGTCAGGACATCAGTCCCAACGCCAATCAAACCCATAAAATCAAGGATATCGGATATTTTCATGCAATTAAAAGAAAGGGTACGTACAATATGTACGTACCCTTCCATTTCCCATGTTAATAATTGCCCAGAATTAATTCGACCTCGAAAAAATCACCAGCAACAAGAAAGGTAGTGGCGTCACTCCCCGCATCATGCAAATACAAGGAATAACCATCAGCAGAAATACGCCATCCATATTTAAAGAAATGGGCGGCTGTTGCTAATTGAAAATAGTTAAAGTTCTGGTTTGTAGCCGCTGCCGTACGAAACATTTGAAACACTTTAACCTTTTTTATCTTAGCTCCCTTAACCGTACAAACCAAACAACCACCGGTCGGGTCTGTAGCATCCCTTGTTTTTCCGGCTTCTGTACCGACATCAATGGCGGCTAACACCCTTGTAAAGGATTTTAAGCTTCCGTCTTTACCTTCAATAACCAATCCGGTTGTTGGTGTTAAAACGGCTCCTGTTGCATTGATTACATCTGCATATCTAATAACGCTTGTCATAATTTAAATCCTTTCTTGTTAAGCAATACGGGCAAATACATGGACAATCCCTTGCTCAATCCGTTGGGTTGGATCGACCTTTGAAGGGAACCTTAAGGCTTTCTGGCCTCTTTGCTCATGTGTCGTGAATATCTGAATCCTTTCGATTACGTCCGTACTTTCCGCAATGTTCGTGAATTCATGCCATCCCGCAGTCATTGCAGCAGCCCCCATAAGGATATTCCATGCGCCCCGCTTTGTTCCGTCCTGGCTTATAACTTCGTAATTGATCAGGTCATTACACAGATAAATATGGGTTCCGAAGAACTTCCCTATATAATCTGCGCCATGGATTGCCTGTGGCTGGTCAGCCTCAATAGTTGTCCCACGCGCCATGGTCGTGCTCAGGAAGATATTGTCGGTAAGAAGGGTCTGAAGGCATGTAGGGTTCATCAGCAGGATATAGTCATTCATAGGCCAACCACCCCGAGTTGTCATATAGGCTGGGCGGATAGCATGTTCTACCGTTCCGGTTTGACCACCCCTTTCTGCGGCTCCTTTGGCATTTAATATAAGCGTTGAACTCATACCGCTTGCAGCGGCAGTGGCAGCCCCAAAACCGTTAAGGACGGTCGTTAATCCTGCCAATCCATTGTAAGTTGCTCGAGTCGGCGCATAGCCTCCAACAACAATACGGTCATAAGATGGTTTTTGGGCGGCCGTATCCGTATACATATTCGTCGTCATCTCATTAAACAGATCGTAGTTAAAATTGCGTTCGCAAGCTTCAATAAGCTGAGGACGAACCGCGCCAGGAAGCCTGATGGGCGTTCCAAGCTTTACGATGTTGCTGCCTTCAAGGCGGACGGGGAAACTTTGGGATTTCGTATCAACAAAGTCATAATCGACCTGTTGCTGTTGCGTGGCGCCACGACGTTGGTCTAATCCGACCACGGGGTTTTTGTAGTCAAGCGCGCTTAAGCGGCCTACACGGAATTGTAAACCTTCCCCATCTCTCAATTTATGGCGATAGATAGGACGGTTCATTTCTGAACCCATCAGGTTTGAAAGGGGGGTAATCTTCACCCACTCTTTATAAAATTCATCATTAACTTTAAACGGGAATAAATTTTGGTTAATGCCCCCAATGGGGCCAGAAGGAGGGTAAGCCATTTTAAAAATCCTTAGTTAGTAAAAAAACAAAAACCGTGAACGGATTCACGGGGCTAATTTTTCGTCTTTTTAAAAAAGCTAAGGATTCTTTTAAATCAACAGGTTATAGGCGAGCCTGCCAATTAATTTAAAATAGCCGTCTTTTTATCAAAAGTTGGAGGTTCGGAATGGCTACCAAGGCTAATATCCCTTACCGCCGTTGCTTCAACCTTTCATTTCTCGATTGTTCCATTTGCTCATAAGGGTCATTGGAAGAACCGGAACCTTCGTCCTCAGTTTCAACCGTTGAATCTTCACCGATCTTATACTTTGGACTGTCGAAGTCTTCATAATTTAACAACTTCTTTTTTAACTTGTCAATATCCTTTTTTAACTTTTCATTTTCTTTGTTCCTCTTTTGAATAAGGTTCCTAAATCCACCTGTTTCTTCAAATTCTTTGTAGTATTCATTATAATACTGTTCACCTATATCCATAATTTTCTTGGCAAGCTTGACCGGATTGTCTTTCAGTTCATCAAGTTCATCTGCAAGCAATTCCATTTCATCGGGTTTGTAATCAAGTAGGCTGATTTCAAACGCCCTGTATTTTTTATGGAAAGATTCCGGCTCGTCAGATAGTTCTTTCATAACTCCTAGCTTTTCGGAAGCAATGTCAATATATTTGGAAATCGGATGTTGGTTGGCGTTAGCCGCTTTATCCTCCTCAAAAGGAGCGTCTACATCGGACTCCAACATCTTCTTTAAATCTAAAACTTCCTTTTCTTCGTCTTCCGTAAAGGAAGCGTTTTCAATCAAGGCATTAAGCTTCTTTAAAGTGTACTTTATCTTTTGGGAATTTTTCGTTCCCCATTTCTGGGCGTCAAGCAAGGATTTCTTGTTTTTTTCAACGTCTTTTTTTAAAAGTTCAACTTCGGAAGGGTTCCCATCCGACCCCTCAATATCCTCTTCTTGCCCTTCGTCTTTCGTATTAACGGAAGGCTTTTCATTGCTTTCCTTTTTAGCGTTTTCATCAGAAGGCTTTTTTTTAGTCGGTTTATCTTTTTCGGGCTCCTCTTCCGACGTGGTGGCCGATGGTAACCCATCTTTTCTTGTCTGTTCCATCTCCTCAAACGGATCAGATTTATTTGATGCAACGTTTTCCTTATTTTCATTTTCGTTCAATAATTCACTTTGTGTCGTCATAACCTATCCTATTGTAATTGTAATAAACTTGCAGGGTCCATGCCTGCGCCTTGCGGAGGAAGAACACCGGCAGGCCCTTGGGATGGTTGCGGTTGCAAACCCTGTTCCATCATAGCCCGTTCTTGCATGGCGTTCCTTATTTCGGACGCTACTTTTTCCGCATCACGGAAACCCATCATTTTTAACATATATGGAGATTGCAAAATCATAGCCGCATTGGCGTTGCCTAATAATGCTTGAAGATTCTCCCTTTGTTCCTCAAAACTGCTTTGGTAGTCGGGTATTTCTTCAATATAAAGGTCAAAAGGCAACGTCCTTACATCATTGAAAATGTATTTTTCCCCGTTATATTCTTTTGTTAGGTTAAGGATAAACGACCTCTGGTCTTCTTCATTCAGCATCTTGACATACATATTCTCAAGCCCTAATCCCTGAATAAGGGACAATATGAACTTACCTTCCCTTAGTTTCATGTATGTAAAATTATCAAACGCAAACATGTTTTTACGCATACTGCTCATTTGCCGGACGTTTTGTGAAACCGCGCTTGACGCATTCGTTTCTATGCCAAGCATTTCGTCATTAACGCCCGTAACACGTTGCATAAGTTTTAAATGCTGGTCAATAATCTTGAACTGCTCTTCCCCCAATGGGGCGTTAGATTCTACCTGTATTTTAGTCCCAAGTGGGACCATAAGGACGCCATCCCTTCTTTTTACTTCTTTCCGTATAGTTTCTTGGTTCATTCCTGGCGGGAGAGGCCCTTCAATAGTCGTCTTTGAAGAATTTATCAGGTGAATAGATTTAGTAAGTCGGACATTCAAATCATATTGGATGTCCTTAACGTCATTTACAACCCCGTAACATATGCCGGTTCTATCTTCCCGATTCCACACAAAAGGAATATAAGTAAAGTCATCTAAGCTAGGCAAATCTGGGTTTAAAGGGGAATGTTCAAGTAAACAGTTATCAAGAAACAGGGTCCTCATAATTCTATGGGAATCCACCTCAGTTATCTTATTGGATGGATCAAGGAAATCTTCTGCTCTATCTTCGTCAAAAGTCTCAAAATAGTTCCCATTCTTATCTATCCCCGAATAAGCTTTTTTTGGTATTTTATATTGAGATTCGACCACCATAACTTTAGTTTGGTTATTTGCAGAGGAATTGTTAAGTGAAGTAAAGCTTGAGCTACGGTCATCAATTTCAGGGCTATATAAGCCATCCACAAGGTTTGGGCTTGAAAAATCAATCATATCTTTTGCTTTTGGCCATATCTTCAAAACCCTGTCCGGCCACATCCACCTTTTACGGCAAACATATTTCATTTCCTCATATTGTGGGGACAAGTCATCTGAATCAGGAACCATATTTATAGGGTTTACGTGCTCATAATATTGCCTGTTGTTTTCGTTATAAATATTGCTCCAGGAAATTCCACAAACCATAGCATCCCGGAACTTACGTGTTCCCTTAAATGGCACTTTTTCTTGTGTTTGGAAATTAAATAAGAGATGCGTCATAGCTAACGCCAAGTCATCATCTTCTTCATCGGGGGTTCTGCAAGCAATCCTATGACGTGTTTGTAGCTCTATGCCGGATACTGCATTTATAAAACCTTGGGTTACATTAACCGTTAAAGGAAGTTGGCCAATTTCGGCTAAAGCATCAATATCTTTTTCCCGCCATTGGCCGCTTCCATCATAGATGGCTTTATCCCTAATAATCCTCTTTCGGCTTTCCATATAGGAAGGATGGAAGTTGCCTTGTTTAAAGTAATGCTGAGCAAGTTCTAAAGCTTCTTGTTTTGAAACCGACAAAGAATACATTCTAAACTACTACCTCTGTTACAAGCCTACCGGAAACATGAGAATCAAATCTATCACCAGAAAAATTTGTAAATCCATAAAGCAAATCGCCAGGTTCCATGTTAAGGACTGACCCCTTAAGAATCTCTTTTGACTCATAAGGGGCCATAACATAATAATTTACAAAATTAGTGGTGCTGGTCACCAAATCCCTTTCTATAAACCTTTGTATATTAATAAAAATTTCTTTATTAGTCGTATTACAAACCCAAATTGAATCAACAAAAGAAGCGTTATCAAAGCCATAGATAATCAATGGGGTGCTATCTATATCTTTTGTCGAAGTTGATTTTATTTCAACAAAGGGAGGGCTAACGGCCATTATCTCTAACTAGCCGGTAAAGCTGCCAAAATCTTTGCAATATTAGCATTAATATCCTGAAATCTCGCACGTGTATCTACTACAATTTTTGAAATTTCTGGCGTCTCTTCACCGTTATAGGTAAAAACAGTCATGCAATTCTGAGCAACTTGTTTGTTCCACATCAAATCAATTGTTGCCACACTAATTTGTCCATCTACACTAGGTACAATATTCGCCACAATTTTTCTCCTTTAAAAGTTTATAACAATAAAAATATACTTAAATATTGTTGTATAGTAAATAGATTACTAAGAATTATCTGGGATTATTGCTATGATTTCATCAAGCATTGTGTTATCGACACCCAATTTAGCAATTTCAGTTTCGGCGTTAATTTTTTGCACATCATAATTGCTCATTCCCTCATCAATATTTTTTATTATTTGATTAAGTTCATCCATTCTTTTGTCATTGACGATCTTAATATTATTTAAATATTCTTTTTTAGACATTTTAACTCCTTAAACACTAAACGTATTCCAGTACACTTCAACATCCAAAGTACCGTTTCCAGCAGTTAACTCTAAAAGACCGGTATTTTTAAGGTAAACATCTTGGTTTTCTAGGTCTGAAACGTCTATACCTGCCGATAGATCATCATGGGTAAACACATAATATAAAAATTTATCGGTAGCAGAACCAAGAAAAGCCGTCGATAATGTTTGGTTAGGAAAAAGGTTTACGCCATTTGCAATTAACCCGAAAGAAGTCGTTAATGTCCCATAAGGGGTATTGCCTGCATGAAGCCTCATCAATATTAAAAATGGAAGGGACATATAGCCAGAACCAGGAGCATCAATTATTTTAACCGGGGTATCCCTTAAGTCTAATAATTGTTGAGAAGTAATACTTTGCGACAGAATTTTCATCTTTTTAACCTTTCATTGCTTCAATTTTACTGTTAAGTTCCTTAACAGCATTTAATAATACATACAATATAGCTGAAGAGTCATAGTATAGCAAGTCCTGGAACCCTTTTGTTTCCCTTTTTTCAATACACTCAGGTAAAATATACTCAATATCCTGAGCTATAATGCCAACCCTTTCTTTTTCTTGTTCTTCTGCGGTCTCTCCTGAATTTTCTTTGTATTTATAGATTTTCGGGGTTATTTTTAATATTTCGTTCAATCCGTGCGTATAATCTCCTAATATATCTTTGATACGGCTATCTGAAAAACTTCCCCAAGTCCCACCACCTGTTTTGTTAGCTGTTCCACTAACGGAAAGAGTGTTATCAGGGGCGTTTGTAGCTATTCCGACATTGCCGCCGGACAATATAGTAATTCTTGTTGCAGCAGCAGTTCTGTCTGTAATATCAAAATTTCCCGTCGAACTGCTTCTTAGCTCAAAAAGTTTACCAGTTGAAACAGTCGTATTATTAAGCTCTATCTTTGTGCTTAATGAAGAACTGACAGCCCTGATGCAAGTATCTTCATTAGTTACATTCTGAACCCCACCGTTAACATATAAACGAGCGGTAGTTTGATTAGATGTTACTCCAATAGAGACAATTCCATTACCTTGAATACGAGCCAATTCGTTTCGTGAGGAAGAGTTTACTCCAGCAAAAAATACGTGGCTATCCCCTACCTCATTAATGTTGTATCCTAATCCACCACTAATACTTCCAAACCCATGAAATTGATAATCATTATTAGCGGCTTCATATAAGACAAGTTGTCTGTTTGTTACAACGCTTGACAATTGTAAAGGAGCATTAGGAGAAGTCATCCCAATGCCAATTTGACCAGAGGTATTAATAAAGAATCGGGTAGTTGCGGCTGTTCTATCAACGATACTAAAAGCTCCCGCATTATTTGATCGAAATTCAAAATTTTTGCCAGAACCATTTGTACATTGAAGCTCTATTTTAGCCACGTTTGCGGAACTAGACGCCCTTATAATTGTATCTTCGTTTGCAACGTTCTGTACGCCACCAACCAAATACAATCTTGCAAGGTTAACCGTGGCACTCCCAACAGACAAATTACCTGTACCGGAAAGGCGCATTAATTCGTTTGAAGTAGTAGAATTAGCAGCAGCATAAAATACATAAGAATCGGCTGTTTGGTTTATTTGGAATCTAAAAATATCAGTATTATGACCGAAACCTTTAAATTGATGGTCATTATTTGCAGCTTCATAAATGACAAGTTTTCTATTAGCCGTAGCAGTGGAAAATTGAAGAGGGGCATTAGGCGATGTAACACCCTGAAGACCTATATTCCCAGAAGAATTAATAAAAAGCCTTGAGGCTGCACCTGTTCTATCAAATATGCTAAATGCGCCTGCATTATCTGACCGAATTTCGTATAACTTGCCGCTTCCGGTAGTGCGTTCAAGTTCTATCTTAGTGGCGTTACTGGTTCCAGTTACCCTAAGAGATGAATCTTCACTGGCTACATTCGCTACGCCACCAGAAATAACACAACGGGCTTGTGTAGGCGAATTAGTTCCCATTCCAACATTTGTGCTATATAAGGTTTGATTCCCTAACACAATGCTATTGCTTGCGCTTACTACTGAAAAAGGGCCAATTGCCGTTGCATTGGTAAGACCGGAAACACTAGCATTAGCACTATAACCTAAAAATATACATTCAGTAAAAGAGCCTGAACCGCCTCCGCTCCATTGGCCAGCAGCAGAACCTAGCGCAATAGTCCTGGTGCCTCCCGTTACATTCTCCAGGCTAGCAACCCCAATAGAAATCGTATCACTCGTAGTTGTAAAATCATCGGCGACGCCCACTCCTATTCCGATATTGTTATTACCGCTTGTTAAATGTTCAAAAACATCCCCACCAAGGCCGGTATTGTTGTTTCCACTCACAAGCACTGGAAAACATAACGTTCCACCAAAAGCAGTATTATAAACCCCTGTGGATAAATCCCTCAAAACAAAAGAGCCAAACGCCGTATTGGAAGAGGCAGTCGTAACATCTTCCAAAGCATGTTTGCCAACTGACATATTTTGACCACCGGTACCGGCATCATCTTTAATGAGAGTAGGGAAATTAGGGGCATAATAATCCACCCCTGGGGTTGTTATAGACAAAACACCCGTAGTTGTTGTGTTCTTCACAATGCCCGTAGATAAAGAGCCTAAAACCTGTGCATTTGGTAAATCAGCATCAGCCGTTTGAATGATAAACTTCGCTTCACTCACATCCCCGACAAAACCTTCAAGGAAAGACTTGGTAACTGCATCTTGCGGGTTTACCGGATCGGCAACGCCAATAATCCTGTTTGAATTGACATTGATAGCAATTCCGCCAGTCCCCACCACATCCAATCTATAAGCGGGGCTAAAGGTTCCAATTCCAACATTGCAACCATCCCCTAACCCGATTGAATTGTCTGCGGTTACAATAACGTCTTTCCCAAGGGCAATTGAATTTGTGCCCCGCGCACACGCATTCGTGCCAATGGCAATTCCTTCATCACCACCCGTATCATTTGCATTTGATTCATAGCCGATAGCAATAGAATCCTGTCCAATTGCTTCTGCGTGATGTCCAATAGCGACGGAATTGCTTCCATTCGTAGCTGATTCAAACCCAATAACTATTGAATTATCATTTAGATTCTGTGCTTGGTTTCCGATAACAATTGAATTACCTGCTTGCGACCAAGCATGCCTGCCAATGGCTATAGAAGTAGTGGCGGCTTGAGCTTGACGGCCTATCGCAATAGCCTCACTCCCATTAACAATAGCGCTACTTCCCACAGAAATCGAATCTTCTGTTTCATCTACTGAAGTACCGGCAGCATGCCCTATAAAAGTACATTCATTTAAAGTAGCCACGCCAGGATCATCACTTGACCCAAAAAAACAATTTTTGCTTCCATTTATTAAAGCATTCCCGCTTAATGTCCCAACAGCCGTATTATATTCCCCATCCTCAAGAGAAGTTAAAGCGGCTCCAACAGCCGTATTATAATTGCCAGTTTCCAGTTTTAAGAGGCAGAACATTCCCAGACCTGTATTGCCCGCGCCCGTGGTCAAAGAAGATAATGCCCTGATTCCAACACCTAAGTTCAGGGTGTCGCTAGGGCTATTAAGCGTTAAAGAATTTAATACTTCCGTCCCAACCCCTAAATTTCCGTAAGCCAGGAGGGGATTGACGTTGTCGGTAAAACTCTCAACAAGGGTCGTCGGGAAGTTAGGGGCATAATAATCCACACCGGCGGTCGTCGAGGATAGGACGCCCGTACCTGCGGTCACCGTGTTTTTAAGGATACCCGTCGTAAGTGCGCCAAGGGATTGAGCATTGGGTAAGTTCGCATTCGCCGTTTGCAGGATATATTTTGCATCTGTTGTGCCTGGGAAAACAAAAGACCCGTCATCATTAAATGATATGATATCTATTCCTGTTGGGCTACCTTCAAGGAACCTCTGTAACTTGAAAGACCCATAAGTTTCATCTGAAGCTGTTCCATGAATCCATCTGTAACCCGATAACGCCTCATTGCGCATTTCAAAATTCGTAAATGAAGGGCTTCCCATGGTGGGAACAAAGATATTATCGAGCTTGAAAGACCCCAATGGCTCGGGAGAACCTTCAAGGCCAAAGATAAACCTTTGGGAAGCATCTATATTCATAGATGGAAATATTTTTGATAAAACAAATGCGCTCATACCCACACCACTCCCACGTTATCGTGCATTAAATCCCACAGGAACTTGGCGTTTAACGCATCTAATTGCTCTACATCATCGGAAACAAGGTTAATGATCTTGTTGTTATTAAGGTCAACGGTATCTTCGGCTTTCTTGATCTGATCAAGGGTCAACATAAGCTCAAGGTTAATCGGAGCAGAAATAAGGCCGCTTCCTTGTACATCTCCAATAAAAGTTGCCGTAAGGTTATCAATCCTGTCGTTAATATCATCGATCTCGGCAAAAATTGTAGTGATTTGTCCATTGATCGTTACAATATCAGCTTCTATATCATCTATATTGCTTTCAATAGCTGTTAACTGGAGATGTATGGAAATTAAATCATTGTTTATAGACGTTATTTGGCTATTGATCGTTGCAACCTGGGATTGGAGGGTATCTATATCACCTTCGGCAGTGCTCATCCTTGATGAAAGGCTTGCTACTGCGCCAATAAGCCCAAGAACTTGCGCCTGTAACAAAAGGATAGCAGCAAAGCCGCCAACAGACGCAATCCCTGTCTCTATAGCATCAACTGCGCTGCTCAAGGCATCCACGGTATTAGAAATGGCATTGACCACGTTTGCGAGGTTGGAAAGGTTTTCAATGGTCGTACTTAAGCTACTTTCGACTGTTGATAAAGCGTCCGATTCTACCGGACGGTTGGAACCATTGCCACGCCATATCCGTGTATTTGTTAAATTAGCCATATTATCTAAATGAAGGATTGTTATCGGCTCTGCGCGGTCTGAAGCATTACCTATTAACAATTGCTTATTCAAAAGCTGTGTGGGTTGAGCCAAATTGGCTGCATCTCCTACAAATATTTGACCATAGGGAAGGGAGATCGTTCCACCACCAGGAATTTCAATGGACAAAACGCCATCATTATTATAAAGAAAGCCATTAACAAGCTCATCAAGAGCTTGAGCATTAGGAGCAATAAAATTAGCTTGTTGAATAATAAACTTTAAGGCGCGAAGTTTATCAAGTAATGTGCGCAGCTCAACGATATCCAGTTTGACATCAATGAGCGCAGGGCTTGCAATGGAATTCCCTTGTGGATCGCCAATAATAATATAATCCTGGCTTCCCAAATTAGGAAGCTGAGCAACAGCCCTTAACTTCCCTGTAAGGGGTGACATGAAAACATCAGTTAACCCTACAAGATATTTCATGCCGTAAAATGCCCTATAAAGTTAGTTATAGCCGTAAGGTCGCTATTAAACAGGGCTTCCGAAAAATCCAGGTAGTACTGCCTGATCTGGGTGCCGGTATTATCCAACTCCGTATTTTCATCAGGATCTAACACGGCATTAGCCCTATAGTAATAAAAGGGTTGTATAGATGAATCGGCTAGAATTTGAAAACATTTAGCAATAGATTCCTGTCCTCCTGTAGAGGCGATCTCGAATAAGGAAAATAGTGTTTCAATGGTGGTAGTTACAAGAGGTTCAGGACCAGGTGGAGGCTCACCGGATGAATCAAACCCATATTTACCCAGTCCCGTTCCAACGGAAAGCAAACATGTCCTATTAAATGTTGGATTTAAAGCTTGCCCGTAAATATAAGCAAAAAAAGACGCATTGTTTTGGTAAACGCCGCTATCTATGTAAGTATGTTCCCCGATAGTCCACGTAGGAAGGTAAGCAGGGGCAGCAGACACGGCTAAGGCTACGTCGCTTATAAGAAAATTCTGTCCAATAAACCCATCAACGTTAGCATTCGAGAATGTTACATAAGTGTTGGTGTCAAGTTGGTACCCAGGTATTACCACATTCGTTTGAACGGCCTGCATGGTATCCGAACCAAAGATATCTTGAATTAAAGTCTTTAATAACCCTGAACCGTAAGCGTTTTCCGTGGGGCCGGAAGATTGATAAAAAGGGATGTCTGCCGCTATAAGCGCAACCTTATAAACTTCATTAGGACGCAAGGATTCAAAAAGGGAACTTAAGCTAAAAATATATGGGGCGTGTTCATCAAAGAAGTCCAATAACTCATTAATTGATTTCTTTTCAGTAGCAAGGCATAACGCAATAAGTGCGCCTACGGAAGTACCGCCTAGAACATTAAACCTTCTTGTAAAAACCGTTCTATCGTCAGGGTCTTCGCCTAATTGAATGACAAATTTTTTCAGCCAGTTTAAAGAAAAGTAGCCTCTGGCTCCCCCCCCATCTATCGTTAATATTCTGTTTGTTGAGGTGTCAGCCATTTAGTTTCTCTTCAAGACATCAAGGCTAAGCTCTTTGATTACCAAGTCCATATAAACTTGCGCATTGCTTAAAGGGGTAGGGGGCGTTCCAATGCTTGCCGTCGTAGATGCGAAAGCCAACAAGAGGTCATTAACTTCTTCAAGCCTTGCAATTGTTGTTGGTGTAAGCATTTAATGTCTCCAAATTTTTATCATACATAAGTTGGTGTTGCAGACACTCTATTCTCATATATACTATAATTTTCATTTATAGCATGCGACAGCCCATTGTATGAATAAAATAAAGCATCTATGCAGTGATCATTTTTCTTTATTATTTGACCTTTTTCATCCCGTGAATACTGTCGCCATTCTTTAACAAGGTTTATACAGCCGCTATTTGTTTCAGGATCGTACATAATCTTAAAAGAGCTTCTCCTGATACGCTCATATATTGAATCAACAACGGCTTCCTTTGTTCCGTTTGCCTTGATAGCTTTAATAAGCTTCAATCCACAGGTGTTTTGAAGGAATTGTATCGTTGATTCTTTTGCATGCTGGTTTTCGCCTGCGCCTGCTGGATCGCACATCCCATAACATCCTGAAAAGGGAAGAAAACGGCTCATATTAGAGGCGTGCTCACTGGGCGTTACATTAGAAAGCTTGTAATCTCTACAGACATAAACAACATCGTTGTCACGGTCATAAGCCAGCAAGACAAATCCCCACGTTCCTCCAGAGGTCACAGAAGGGTCTACGCCATAAATATAAGCAAATGGCCTATATCGAGGATCACGTAAGTCAAATGGCTTGATAAAAATTTCAGATTCAGGCTGGATAAATACCTTTCCATGTCCAAATATAGGAATGCCATTCTTTCTAGCTTCCAGTTGCCACGCCGGTGTTGAATCTTGGAGCCTTTGTTTTTCGTCAAGTGGCAAATATGGGTTATCATCCCATCCAATGTGCATATAGAACTTGTTTTTATAGAAAGTCTCCGGCTCGACATGGGTAATAGTTCCATCAGCTTCATTTCTATTCATAAAATGGCAAACAAGCTCATCCATTCCCTTTTCCGGCCACATTGTGACGTTTAACAAGGTACGGGTGCCTGTAAATGAAGCTGTGCGCATCAATGCTTCTTGGTAAACGTCATAACCTACCGATTCATCTAAGTGAATCCAGTCAAATTTAACGCCCTGAAATGCGGACGCCCCTTGTTTGAAGGCCTTAAAATATAAATGGGAAAAGCCACCGGACACATGAGGAATCATTACGGTGCCAAATGCGCCTGATAGGTTAGTGTGGGTCTTGTGAGCAATGAGGCTCTCATGAATTATGGCAACGACGGAACCGTCAAGCGCATCTTCAAACAAATTTGCTTGAAGGATAGTTTTTGTCTGGTCAGCACTTATTGAAGCTTCAAGGGCGTTAATTGGCCTATCAAACCTGTAACCATTCCACCATTCAGGATATAGGCCCGTTAAATGAAAATATAGTTCTACCAGGACGCCATAGGTCTTACCTGTCCTGTTCCCTCCTAATATAAGCCGTTCCCGTGCTTCCAATCCGGCACGGTAATAGGTCATCATCTTTTCGGTGGGCTTATAATAAGATAAATTAATTAAATCATTAACTTTGTGGTATTCCAGTGCAGAATCAATATAAGAAAGAATTTCTTGAGGAGAAAGGTTATCAAAAGCACTATTCATATAGAATAAATGACATTAATAATATAATGTGTAAAGCTTTATTTGATTTTTAGTAAAAGATACTTATTTGGATTGTTCCCAACGAATATTCCAGTTTTCAATGTAAGATTTACATAAGGAAGGCTCAACCAATATCAAGAGGTTTTCCGTATTGTTCTTGTAAGCATTTTCAGAAAAATTATAGGAACCCGTGATAAGGGTTCCTTCATCAATAATTATGATTTTATTGTGCGCAATACCGGAAGGATAATCAAACCGTACTGCTATTCCGGCTTCAATTACGATATCTTTGGCAGACTGGCTGTTATTAACATTGCTTTTATCAAGGATAAGCTTTACATCAACGCCACGTTTATGGGCTTCTACAAGCGCATTGGCAATAACTTTATCGGTAAAGCTAAATGCCTGTAGCCTGATAGACTTCTTTGCGTCATTTATATGGTCAACAATATGGGATTGGCACTTCTTGTTGGGAGTAAAGCATACGAACGGGTATTCATTTAGGGAAAGTGGTAAGCCAAAAACATTAATTGAACCCAACAAAACTATAATTAGCGTTTTTTTTAACATAAACTTCTCATTTCCAAACATTATTGTAGCAAGGTTAGGGACAAAATGAAAAAAAACCTAACCTTGCTCGTGCCTGTCACTATTCAGGCACAACTTATAATATTGTTTCATCATCATACCTTACTACTTTTAACCCCAAATGTTTAAGTTTGTAATGCAAGGCTGTGCGATCCATTCCAATAATTTTAGCTGCCTCGGCAATAGAGGAATATTTTATAATAACTTGAGATAAATATTCTTTTTCAAATATGGTGCGAGCTTTTCTCAAAGGAAGACTTAAAACAAAATTATCCATACTAATCATCAACGAGGGTCCCAAGGGCTATTGCCAACTTCATGAATGCCATTTACATGATCTTTAGTAAGTTCCATAGCTTTATCTTTAATCCATTTCGAATCAATTGGTTTGTTGTTATTAATGATATTTTCTGAAAGAATCAGATAATAATGATCATAAAGCTCTCTAGCTCTATGATCATAAGCCTCTTTGATTAATCCTTTTTCTCCAGGCTCTTTAATGACTATCGTATAGTCTTTGTGAAACCCCACCATCTTATTTCCCTTCATTAGTTTTATTTTTATAAGCTTCCGTAATTCCCTTACGCAAAGCCATAAAACCTTGCTCAATGTGGGTTCTTCCAATAGAAAACCAACGATGCTTACCATAGAGGTTTTCTAATGCGTCCATAATATTAACCATATCATTCTCTTTTTCGTACAGGTCATTAGCATGCAGTTGGTAATTACCATCTAATTTTACAAAGCTCATCCTATTACCCTTTCTTTAATGGCTTAGCCACATTCCAGTTTGCCTCTACGCACGCAAGATAGTCTTCATAGACCTTTACATGATCCTCGACGGGAGTCTCCGCAAAGATAAGAGCTTTTGTCTCTTGTTTCACGTCTGTTCCAATACTTCCTGACATAGCAGCCTTCTCTAAAGATGCGTGCAATTTCGCCTGTGTTTCATCGGAGAAACCTGCGCTACAGGCTTTAACTCGGTCGCTTACAACGCTGTCTTGAATATCATGAGAGGAACAGGCGGTTAATAGAAGGGAAATAGATAAAGCGGTTAGTTTATTAAGTTTCAAAATTATTCTCCTGACTGTCCAATGTTGTTTTAGGGGCCATTTTCTCTATATAACTTTCCATCCATAATCTAGATTCTTCTAGCCGATTCAAAGCCCATTCTATTTCGTTTGATAACTTAAAGGCCCTTCTTCCATCATAGCACAAGACACCAGGCGCAGGTTCCATTTGATCTTCGTAAAAGTTCTTTAAGCCTTTTACAAGTTCGTTAAGGGTTTTAATTTTTTCATCCACCATTATTATGTCTCACTTCCTAAAAAATTAAAGATATATTGCGGTGTGAAATATTACACAATATATCTGGTTATTGATAGTATAATCATGAGATTATATCAATATTTATTTATTTTCCTTGTGTATGTTATTTTCAAGGATTTGTCTCTTACCTAAGAGAACAGTCAATACGTTAAGGTATCCTTGTCTTGCTACGCCAGCGTCACTGTACTCTATTCTCCACGTCAAAAGTTCAATTTCTTTGTCTAAATGTTCTAAGGCTTCTAAACCAGAATAATCATTACCACAGTAATTGCATGTAATATGGGTGATGATCAACCTTCTCTCCCCTCACTTCCCAATTTAATCATCAGACACCTCAAGTTCAATTATATTAATTGTTTTATGTTCTTTGGTCATGGCATTACCCTCAAGTGACTTATAAAGGTTATTAATTATTTCTGATGTCATATTTCTTTCAATAATGTCATTAAGGAATGTCAACTTACTAATTTCTTCATCCAAAATTATTCTTTGAGCATATCCTGAAGATGATATTTCTTTTTGAAATATCTCTATTAAACGCCTGTTTTTCCATAACTCTTGAACGATTAACTTGCTATTAATCTCTTCTATTAATTCACCGTGCGTCATTCCATGACCTCCTTTTGCTGATACCTACCCCCAAATGTATAATCATCTTCTTCATAGGGCTTATAAGTCTCCTTAAAAATATCTTCTTTGCAGGGATAGATTTCACCTTGGATTCCTTTGATGATGAAGTTTCCCTCCAATACTTCCATAACACCTTCAAGGGTTCTAATTATACATTTGTTAGGGAATCCTCCATGAAAAACAACTTGAAGTCCATATTCTTTGGTAAACCACTCCGGCGCATCATCAACCCCGAACTGAAAAGCCTCTACCACAACAGGTTTCTTAACGTATTTCATGTTATTTTTGCCCTTTCAAGCTCCTCAAACTCTTTAATACATTTATCAAATTCATAAAACGGGGGATTTCTGTAAACATAATCCATAAAAATTCCACAGTCTTCGCTATCGCATTGAAAATACACAAAATTTTTAGTCCATATATAAATTCTCTGAACGTCATCACACCACTTTTTTGAAAGTTCTTCTACAGTCAAATTGTGATAAATAACATCTGTCCATTTCTCACCAGCATCTTCAAGTTGATCTTCTAACCAGTCTTGTAACGTTTCATAATCTTCAAATTCCATTTTCACTCTTCTCTCTAACCATTCTTCTTAAATGATTTGCCATATAAATAGCCTGATCTCTACAATCTTTAGAACATACAACATCAGTTTGAAACTTATTACCATAATTAATAAGATACTTTCTCGTTTTGGCGGCGAATGTTAACCCACACAAAGAACAAACTTTGCGGAATGTCTTGTATTTGTATCCTATGCACTTAGCTCTCATTCTTCACCATACTTTGTCTTTTTGTGATTCAGGAACTTTGTTAAGTTCGGATATAAATTCTCTAAGTGTCATTTTGAACTATTTCTCCAATTTAGTATCAGTATACTTACACTATTTAGATCATTTAGTATCATTTTAATGATTTTAAGTCTGGGTCATTTTTTAATAACTTAATAGAATAAATCTCATAACCATACTCTTCTTTTAATCTCAAAGCGCGCTCCCTAGACATTGTAATAAGCTGCAATGGTATAAATTAATGTTGAGGAGTATCAAACTCTAATATGCAGACATAACCTTTATAAAGCGTGCTGCCGTCTGCAAAATGTTCATATTCATGATCTAACATTTTAGTGCCTTTTCTTTACTTAACAAAACCTAACTAACATCCACATCTAAAGAAATTTTTCTTTTTATCTTCTTTAACCTTCTTACCTCTTACGATCTCGTAATGATGCCAGAATTCTTCATTTAACGGCTCATTATCAACACCAAAAATTAACCAGCCGTCATATTCATCAGAAGAAACCCAGTCATCAGCAGCCCTTATTAAATCATAGTAATCATGAATGATTTGAGCATGACCATAACAATTATCGTCATTATCCCATTTTTGGATTTCTTTAACATAATCCGCAATCCACTTTTTAGATTTTTCAATCTCCGAGTATTGATCAACCTGAACCTCAGAAGGAGGAAACGCAGGATGTTCCCAGACATGCCGTAATGATTTTATAGTGCGTGGATAAAGAACAAGCCAGAAGCGTTCTCCAGCAGTAATAGATTTTTCTAAAAAAGGGTCAACAATTCCCACAAGTTCACCATCAGTTGAGCCATCAGCAGATACATGCTGCCCTGGATCCAGCCATTCCTTCGCAATCACAGGCTCAACAGCAAGATGAATAGCATCTCGCTTTTGATTCTCGTCTATGATTGTTCCAAGTGTTTCTAATGCGTCTGTAAATACGCTGCGTTTGTCAGTCATCGCTTACCTCTTCTTCTTTATCTTCCACCATTTCCTTAATAAGATTACAAATCTTATCTGCATCTAAAATTTTATCTTGTTTAATAACTCTGGTAATACACAAAACAAGAGCAACGGCGCCCACTATGGTTCTCTCTCCTTCAAGCAAAACCCCCAGGTTATTAACCAACTTATGTGCTTTCTTACATATATCCGGAGCATCAAATTTAAATTCAAACACTTTTTTATTACTCCTTTATCTCCTGCTTATTATATCTACTAAGCATATCCACGAACTTAGACCGCATGTCTTGAAGCTCTGTTTTAGGAATATTTGTTATCTCTTCAGAAGTAAGATCATCGCAGTTATCTACAGTATTATCTGCGTTATCGGTTGGTACAAAGATTAACGCACAAAGCTTTATATATTCAAATTTACCATTTTCGGCTTCTTGCATAATAAAATCAAAAATGTTTTCAAGTCTTTTCTCATGTTTTTCAAACATCTTTTGTCTAAAAGCATAACGAAAGTTCTTGCCCTTCGGGGCGCCATTTGTGTTGCGCCTTGGGTCAAAGCCTTTTTTGAACTGATGATCTTTAAGATGGATTATGTTCTTGGTCATTGTTTTCCTCAATTGCTTCAATTGAATTAATAAAATAATTATGCGAATCAGATCGAATAAATGTAAAAAGCTCTCCACTATATTTTATAGCTACAAACTTTTTTTCTCTCATATATTTATGAGCTACATTTAATAAATCTTTATTTTCTATTGTAAACGAAATAGAAGACCCCATTGTGCCGCGTATTTTGCATTCCCAAGTTTTTACAAAAAAACCTGATTGTTTTAAGTCAATAATTTGACCGACTTTTTCACCATTTTCCATTTCCAAACATGCTGAAAGAATAGGAATAAAACATATGATTATTAATTTTTTAAACATTACTTTCTCCTTCTTTGTCATTTCTGCTTTCCTTTAAATAATATAATTTTTTTCTTTTCAATGCCAGCAACATAATTATCAATATAATCAGATAGTTCGATTAAATTTTTGGTAAATTCTTTTAACCTTTTATCAAAATCTTTCTTAGGTATTTTAAGAGATAAAAGTTGACGCCAACTTGGTCTATTATCTATAGCAGCAAAAGACTTTACCGTCTTTTTTAAAAGCTCTTTAAACTTTTCATCATCACTGATCTTCATTGTTTTTCATCTCCAAAATGCTTCTTTATCAACATATATATTTCATCTGATTGTTTCAGATAGTGAGAAGCCGCCA